ATTTTAGATTTTACTCCTAAAGAGTTTTCACTCGTTATGTATTTGTTTAATGAATTATTATAGCAATCTATTTATAAAATAAATTACCAAAGACTATCTTTGATGACATCGTCATCATAGGCAGATGTTGAAGAAGTTGCCGACTTAAGCGAAGGCATAGAGGAAAGCCCCTTAATATTAGGACGACGAGTAAGTCCAGCCTTCTTGACCATTGCAAGGGTTTCAAGTCTTGCATCCAATGTCTCTTCTGTTTCATTCTCAAGTTCTGCCTGCGCGTTCCACTTTTCCTCATCTGGAATGAGTCCAAGTCCTACCATCTCTTCTGCTACCTTAATAGCGGTGAGAATTCTATTACGAGAAACAGTGGTAAGATCACCTGTCTCATTTGTTACTGGATTAGTTAAATGGAAACTATCCTCGATAAAAGTCTCTGTGCCAGGAGCAACAACGCCCTCTTGCATCAAAGGCTTAGTAACATCAATCTGCTTATCTGCTGGAGTTGGATCGCCAAATATTCCTGTCTGCGGCTTAGCCGGAGTAGAAGCAGCCCTTGGGAATGCCTCATTTGTTACAGCAGGAGTCTGTCCATCCATTCCATTCCAAGTCTGAGTAGGCGTACCTGTTATATTAGTTACCTGCTCGACAGACTGATGAGCAGCGTCTTCAGGGTTATTATCTACAGCCCCAACGCCTTCAACCTCAGCATGGAAGTCAGGAGCAGTATTGTCATCTACTCCACCAATTCCTAATACATCTACTGTCTGATCTGCGCCCACTCCAGAGTCAGGGCTAGCAGCCAGAACTCCATTAGCGATGTGAGCGATAATATTCTCTAGACGAGAATCACGAAGCATGTTACCAGCTTCAATATCGTTTTCTGCAATGCCGCGGCCTACTAGCTCTCCTACAATAGCCTGATACGCAGGAGCCTCGGGCTGCAACTCAGCAAGCTTAAATGTCATATTACTTTTTCCTATCTTGTTTGACTGAACTGGTTTCAGGTTTGGTCTACCTACAGTCTTTTTATCTGTAGGCAAATCAGAGGTTATTCTTTTAATAGGAAGAATAGGAACCTCACGTTTTGTAGAAGCAACCTTCATGCCTACATTCCAGTTGCCATTATTTAAATTTGCGGAGGATGCCTTTTTATTGCTATTTAAATTAGCAACTGGCATTCCTCCACCCGCTCCAGGCATAGGTGCTGCTGGAGGCGTTCCTTGAGGCGGCGGCGCCATCGCCGATGGATCCATTGGCATTGGAGCTTCAGGAGGAGCAATCTGCTGCATGTTGTCCATAACTTCCTGTGCCTTGGAAAGATCTGGATTGTCTAATCCATCTGGCGGCTGCTCATAGCCGCAGACTTCGCAAGAACCATCTTCTGCGTCAGAGCCGCACTGAGGGCATACGGATTCAGCCCTAAGCGTATTAACAGGCTCAGGAGCAGTCTGATGCATAAACTGAGGAAGTGGAGCTTCAGATGTTTTTACAGAAGCTTCATTTGATTTATTTCTTAAAAACTCCAGCTTTGTCATCATTCCATCCAAGATTATCTTCGCCTTTCCATTAGCATTTGGAGTTCCTGAAGCTAAATCGCCCATTACTATAGAAATACTCTGTCGAAGAGACTCTGGAAGATCCCAATAAAGCTGTTCTAAGAACTTGTAAAATGTACCATCATCATTTCCATAGTCGAATCCGGGAGTGGAAATAATTTCAAGAGCTTGATAAACTTTCCCAACAAGGCTATTATCTACGGGCTGTGGTTTATCTGTAAACTCTTGTTCTCCACTATAAGGAGCGTCCATCAAATCTCCAACTTCCCAATCATGGAGTCCTGTATTATCTGCATTAGGATTTCCACTCCAGGCATCCCAGGTGGCGTCAGCGGTTTTATGGATCGGGCAAACCCCATCCTCCATGTCAGATTCGCAATGAAGACACTGACGATAAGAATTAATTGCAGTCTTGTAATATTCATTGCTTTTCTTAGAATAAAACTCTGGATTGTCATCAGGGGTGATAGCATCTGGTTGCATCCCTTTAGTATCCTGGATTTGTCCCATGATATCACCCTCAAGAGCATTCTTCCCCTGCATCATATGAAATCTTTGAACATGCTCTCTAGTTGTTCCATAACCTTCTGCCCTTAGAGTTTGAGCAACAGCATCAAAGGCTGAATTTTCAGACAACCCTTGACCCATGAACTCTGACATAAGAGCTTGAACACGTTGAGAAAATTTTCCGTCATTCATTTTTTTAATTGGAAGAACAGATTTTGCACCCAATTCAGGATGACCTTCTAAGAAATTAGACCATTCATCTGACCGCTTAACCGCTGAAGTTTTTACCTCATGCACAAGAGCAGTCTCATCTGCGGGGTCAAAGACATAAGAAATCTCAAAGAAAGAAATATCATAACAATCCTCATAGGCAAGCTTCATAACTTTCTTCCCGGATTCCCGGGCAGTAAAGTGAGCGCCTTTTGAGATTATATGCTGACAGTACTCGTGAGGAGAAGTAGCCCAATTGTTACAGATGGAGCAACGAGACTTTTCTACATTGGCCCCCATGCTTACACTATCAATATCTCCAGAAGCAATAGCCTTGGCTAACTTAGGAAATTCTTTAGCATCAGTCTCTAGAAGAAGCGTGATATATGTAGGCGGCTTATGATTCTCTGGAGCATTAGAGTAATAGGAGTCAAACGCAGATGCTTTGTCAAAATCTTCTTCAACATGAAGAGAAGCATCGACAACTACGCCGCGAGCCTTGCCGGGATCTGAGTTATGATGGTCAACAAAAATAGGCTTGCCAATAAAAGTCTGGTAAGACTTAACAAGCTCCTCGCTTGGCCACCCATCATAATTTTTATTTACCCTAGAAGAAATGGCACGGACTCTTGTATAAATATAGCCATCATCTGTTTTATAATCTTCAAATCCATTCGAAGCTATAAAGTTATCTAGAGAAGGATTAGAAACTCTTATCTTAGACGACTTAGTATCTAAGACCTGCATCTTCCCTGTCTTTAGAAAGCTCATTCTTATCCTTTAGTCATGGTAACATAAATGTCACCAGGCTTAACTCCTGGGATCTCATCTTGTTGCTTAGCTCTATTAATCTTAGCAACTTTGAAATTGACTGGCTGATAGGTTTCATTCAACTCTCGAACAGCTTTCTTAAGAGTTACGTCACTACTATTTTCACACTTAAGCTGGAAAGATCTCTTCGCCGCCATAGGCGCAATCTTCATTCCTCCTGGCATACCCTGAGGTTTAACTGGGGGCGGCAATGTCGATCCACCAGGAACAGGGACAGGCCCTCCTCCCTCTAGCTTCTTGTGGACACCTTCATCCTTTTTAACAAGAGACTTAAGCGTTGTCAAAATCTCATGCAGTAAATCCATCTCTGAAGTTGCATGACTCTCTGGCTCAGAAACTTCAGCTTCTTCACCAGCCGGATCATCAACAGGAGATTCAGCCTCCGGCTCAGAAGATTCATCAGAAGACCCTCCACTAAAAGGATTTTCAGAAAGCTTAAGCGCAGCCTGATAGTGAAGTGTTTCTTCTCCAGTAGAAGCTTCTCTTCTTTTTATAGTTTTGAAAGAAGAGACTTCATATCCTGGAAATTTTGTTGCCAACCCAAGAAGAGCATCTTCCTTAGAAATGTCGGCAGTCCTATCTACAATTATAAGTTCGTCCATTTTTTACCTTTCCTTATATTAAATTGGTAGCTGTCTTAATCTTTATAAGATATAGTAACCCGACATATCTAGGTCTTAAATCTTTTGCCGACAAGGTAGATCCTAGAACTCCAGCAGTTTCTCCTGTGATTGTTAGCGCACTATTTACTGTCCCAGAGTTTGTAGCGCTAGCTGGCCCGGTTATACTATTACTAGGAGTGTCTGTGCCGTTGGCTGTTCCGCCAGTGGTTAATACAGCGGAGTCTCCAGTAACAGAGGCACTACCAGTATCAGTTCCAGGAGCAGCGGCACCTGACACTGGAACACCAGGAAAACCTTCTCCTACGCCTGTCTTAATCCTAGCAAGCCCTTGGAACCCACTACTACTGTCATAGATGGCGCTAGAAGTAGATCCAATGATATTTTGAAGAACGTTTATACTAATAGCATGATTATGATCATAAGCATCTGCCGCGCCACTATGAGAAACCCTAGGCGTTCCGCCCTTTGTTCCTAGATTAGTTTCTCTTTCGGTTCCACCCACGACATGGACAGTAAAGGTATGATTGAAATTGTGGTTATGCTGCATATCATGAACATGATTGTCAATTGTGTGAGTGTGATTCGCAACCGCATGAGTGTGACTCATGCTATGATTATGCGCCGGAACGGTATGAGTGTGGGCCGGAATTGTGTGAGTGTGGCTGAAGCTATGAGTATGAGAAATATTGTGAGTGTGATCAGGAATTAATAGATTAGATCCAGCAAGGTGCTGATGATCAAGATTGAATACAGCATTAGAACCACCGGCTCCATTTATTCCTGGGCCATTAGTAGCAAGATTACCTGAAGCTGCTGCCGTGCCATCTCTATTAAGCGGAGTGAATACAGGAGCGGCCGTGTATGTAGCCGTTGTTGTTTCATGTGCTCCAAGAATAAATGCATTCCTTAGATCCGGAACTGTTAAAGATGTTGTTCCGTAACTATGCAAAATGATTGGAGGAGTCGATGCGGTGTTATTAGTATATGTTGAACCGTCACATGGAACCCAGCCATCTGGAATGGTTGTAGCAATACTTGGGCGCCACCATTGAATAACTGAACCAAGAGGAACATCATTTCCTACTAGCCCACTAATGACAGAATAGAGAGTTCTATTCTGAGGATCATTAGCAGAAGCAGTTCCTAAAGTAAGCCAGGACGAAGCAACCCCATTAGGAGTTGTTGTGCTTGTTGTTCCCGGGCTACCATCCGGGCCTCCAACAGCGGAGTCGAGTCTATCCCAATTTTCCTGCATGACTTGCTGGAATTTATAAGGATCAGATCCAACATCGTAAACTATAAATCGTCCCTTTTTACTATTCTTCATTTATTTAATATAGCCTCTCTGCTGTTGTCTGTCACCGCGATAATCGACAGGTAAGAGCATAGGCCCAGATTCGTTACCATGAGAAATAATTCTACCATTTCCAACAGAAGGAGCTACATGGGTAATGCCATTAAAACTATGACCATAGAATATAAGGTCAGCCGGCTGTACTTTATCCATAGCTACATACCAACCATGAGCAATTTGAGTTCCTGTATAACCTGCACGCCAATTCTGTCCATTGAGGAAATCCATTCCGGCTCCATAGACTAACCAATAACACCATGTAGCAAATGAAGAACAATCCGCCCAGTTAGGAAAGCGCGGAAGCCTCATCATTTTATCAATGCCTTCCCATCTACTTCCACCCTGAGTATAATGAATAACACCCCTGTTGAAATACCCTACATAAGCGGCTTGTACAATTCTCTGACGTTGATTAGTTGGGACGGCCATATTCTTAGCTACTTTTCTAACTAATGATCTTCCATAAGCATCATAAAAAATCTTTAGCTTATTGAATGTAAGTTGGCCTAGCTGACCATCTTGTTTTAACCTATGAGCTTTCTGAAAGGCCATCAATTGATTTTTTGTACCTAGCCCAAACTCCCGAGTGATAGCTCTGCCATCTCCCTTACCCTTAGGTCTATAGCCGGCCTTTCTTAAAGCCCTCTGTAGAGCAACCACATCTCTTCCCTTAGATCCTTTTCTAAGAATTCTCGGAAGTTTAAATTCAGTCTTAGCCATTTTCTTTTGCCTCTCCGTGAATAGAGTCGTCTCCATCATTTCCATCCCATTCATCCTCTTCGACATCATGAAATGGATCAAATTCATCATCGACTGGAAGATTGTTTTTTACTACTTGTACTAATCGTTTTAACATTTTTCTCCTTTATCTTATAAAAAATAATGCAAACTCTGCCATTATTAAAAAACCTATCAAGGAAGTAGAGATTTTCCATTTCCTTATGTTATGAATGATCTTCATTTTAAATATACTTATCCTTTTTGACTTGGGTATCCTGATTTCCCTCGTCCTCTTCAATACATGGTTCATTTTTTTTATCTTTACCTATTGTTAAAGGCAGCCCCAGCATAGCTGCTATCAATGGAATTAAATAATGATCGCGTAAAGCGGGCTCTTTTATATACACACCCAAGGCTATAAGACCGGCTATGAAAACTAATGTTCTCTTTGACTCTAACGATATCCCCATTCATATCTTTCTTTTCTTTAGATTTAACTCCACAAGAATTCATCTTCATAATGCGTTCCAGACAGATCTAATTTATCTAGATTGCGAGCCTCGCCTGGCTCATTAACAAATTCTCTTTGTTCTCTCGGGCTATAATCAGCACCGCCCTCTTTCAACCAGCCAAGCGGATCACCATCTACACTAGCATTTCTACTAAGATCGGTTACTCCCATATTCATATCGCCTGGAACACTATTAGTATGCTCTTCTTCAGCTACCTCGCCATGAGCGTTAGGAGTATGTTCATGCTTTCGTATAATTATTTCAGTACCAATCTGGGACTTTCTAACAGGGAACTGTACCGGCGCTCCACCAATAGTGCTATCTTTGGAAAAGTTATATACAACATCTCCATCTGCATTTGGCTCTTGTGAATCAAGCCTAGCAATATCAGGGTTCATATCTCCAGGGCCAAACACTTCATACTCTGTACCCTCTTGTAACTCGTCGCCATCTGAATCAAAGGCTGCTACTCGCGCTACCATAGCTAATTCATTAGACTCTTCATATACAGGATCAGGGTTATAATCAGCCGGAGACTCTAGAGCATCTACTGGAGGAATATCCTGAATAACTGGAGCGGCAATATCATCAATAGATTCAAAAGAATGAACAGGCTCTTCTTCAACCTGAACCATATCTAGAAGAGGACTACCTACCGCTGTCTCTTGATTTTCTGGAACCTCAGGGACGACAGGCTGAAGTGCTTGCTGTTGCTCGCGTTCAAGCTTCTTAGCCTCGGCCTCGGCCTCTTTCTGATCCCAATAGTCTTGCTTTAGGAACTGTGGCTTGAATCGACATTTGTGACCGCCCTTGTTGGGGTCTTGATTCCAAGCACCCTTGCAAGAGGATGGCCCATACATATGCCTAGACAAAGCATTAACCGCAGAGCTAGGGTCGCCAAGTTCTAGAGCGAAGTCTGTAAGGTCTGCGTGGAAGGGACACATCTTCGGCTTTCGAGCCGCAATCTTTTCTGCTAGTCCGTAATCAAAGGAAGCCTCTCTTTTCCAGCCGCCAACCTTCTCTCTATCAATGCCTAGTAACTTAAGAAGCTTTGTCATAATGTCATCAGTATCTACGCCACCAGGGCCAGCATCAAGCAACCGCTCCGGACTATCTTTGTGAGCATCGTCTTCTTCTTTCGTTCCTACGGTGTCTCCCTCGCCACGGTTTTGATCGCCATAGCCCATACCCCCGACGCCTGTTTCAAACGTAGCCATTACAACAGGCTGCTTGTGACCACAAGATTTGCACTCGGCATCGCCACCATGATCTAGAGAATCATCATCCATTCTTCCGCCACAGCTTGGACAAGTAGTTAAGTCAACATCATCATTTGATGACCTAAAGGAAGGAAAAGAATCATCAATCTGATCAGGAGAAGGCGCATCATAGCCACCGCGCTCATCTCTAGGGACTCTTTGAGGGAAAGGCCCGGTTACATAGCTACCAACACCTTCAGCCATAGGATTATCAGGTTTCTCAGTTGGAGGCGGCATCTCTTCACCGCTTAGTCCCATAGCAGGATGATCCATAAGAGATAAGTCATCTCTTTGTAGAGTAAGATAAGGATCATTAAGATCATCGTCAGTTACAGCAGAAACTATATCCCATCCATATTCTTTAAACCAAACTAAAGAATCAGAATTATTTTCTTTTCTAAAAATTGCAAGCTCAGGCCATGCTGGTAAATCAGAATCAAGATAGATATTTTCTCTTGATGCTTTTGTTACTCTCCTTACACCGCCGGCATTATCCCACTCTACTGTATATTCGCTCGTGAGCGGATCAAAATCTAAAACAAGTCCATGCCTGTTGCCTTGTTTTACTGTCAATCCTAGAAAATTCATTCTCATTTTTCCTTTAATATTTTATTAAGAAATTAAAGATCTGATACGGTGGTGTATGATCTATAATTGAAACTCCGGAACCCGCCGCTAATGTCTGTGCTCCATTAGAGCTTGTGCCTGGCGAAGATGATGCTGTAGTTAAAGTGCCAGATCCAGCGGATACGAATGTCCCGCTGTTACTTGTATTTACCGCTGGCGCAGCTGTAAATCCTGATGCTCCATGAGTGTGTGCAGCCGGAGGCGAATTATTTCCTCCCGTTCTTATCAGCGTTGAATCACTTGGCCCTGTTGCTACACTGTAAAAATGATTGTGTGCATTAATTGTATGTGCGTGGGCGCCAATATTATGGGTGTGTGAAGGGATAGAGTGTGTATGCGAATTTACCGTATGCGAATGATTAGCTATATCTACTTGATGTCCATGAGTTAAAGACCCGGCTGAATAACCTCTGCCTCCGGCTACTCCTGCCGTAGCAGATGTGGCGCCCATAATAAGTTTTCCTTGAAAATTAGGAAGATTAAAGGTTGTCGATCCATCTCCGACTCCAAACGTAGTCCCAATTATTGCAAACAGATCATCATACGTAGTCCTATTTACTGCGGTACCGTTGCATAGTAAATAGCCAGGAGAGGGTTCTTGGACGCCGGTCATCGTAGGACAGTCTCCAGCCCACGCCTTGACTTCGCCTACTATTGTTGTCGGGCCTACTGCCATGGTATCACCTTAGAATTTAATTATAAAATTGAGGATTTGGTAGGGAGGAGTGTGATCTATGATCGACACACCAGAACCAGCCGTCAATGTCTGAGCGCCAGCAGAATTCGTTGGCGTAGCGTCTGTATTGATTGTTATAACAATAGAAAGATCAGAGTTAAAATCTGCATTTACATTTGAAGTAGTAACACCTGCATCCTGTGTTGCACCCGCTATAGAATGAGTATGTCCTTCGGCTGATCTTAAAGCGGTGGGCGATGCACTTCCTGCTAAGGCTCCTGTAGGACTATCTGTACTAGAGGTTAAAGAGAAGTTATGTGAATGATTAGTTGCATGAGTGTGTGCCCCGACAACATGTTGATGTGCTGGGAGCGTATGTTGGGTGCCGCCTGTCTCTGCTACCGTGTGAGTATGGTTAGGAACATCAACTTGATGTCCATGCGTTGATGCTCCACCAGCGAACCCGCGACCACCTGCGGCTAAGGCAGTAGCAGACGTAGCTCCTAAGATAAACTTACCTTGAAAGTTAGGTAAATTGAATGTCGTCGTTCCATTGCCAACGCCATAACCTGTACCTATTACTGCAAACAGATCATCATATGTAGAACGACTTACTGCTGTTCCATTGCATAGTAAATGTCCGGTGACAGGAATTTGTTCACCGGACATAGTTGGGCAATTACCTGCCCATGCTTTTATTTCTCCTACTATTGTTGTTGGGCCAAGTGCCATATTAATACTTTATTAGAAAGTTTGCAATTTGATAAGTCGGGGTGTGATCTATAATCGAAACCCCTGCTCCTGCTGTTAAAGTGGAGCTACCGCTAGAATTAGTTAACGGAGTTGTCGAACTTGTAGTTAACACCCCTGATCCGCCAGAAGCAAAGTCAGCATTATTCCCTGTGTTTACAGCAGGAGCATCTGTAAATCCAGACCAAGTGTGAGTGTGACTCAAAGAGGATGGCGATGCAGTTGAACCAGATGCTATTACACTGAGAGCGGTCGGCGCAGCATCAGTCGTTCCAGAAATGAAATGACTATGAGCATTGATAGGATGAACATGTGCTCCAATAGTATGAGTATGAGAAGTTACTGTATGGTTGTGAGAGTTAACCGTATGAGTGTGTGCCGTTATAGTTACTGTGTGTCCATGTGTAGAAGAACCACCGCTAAAACCTCTTCCTCCGGAAGATCCTGCTGTTGCGCTCTGCGCCCCCAATGGAAATTTTCCTTGAATATTGGGTAAGTTAAAAGTAGTTGATCCATCACCGGCTCCATAAGCCGTACCCACGACTCCGAATAAATCACTATATGTAGCACGACTTACCGCTGTACCATTACATAAAAGATAACCGACAACGGGCTCTTGCAAGCCAGACATAGTTGCTACGTTCCCAGCCCAAGGTTTAACTTCTCCTACGATAGTAGTAGGCCCTACTGCCATTATGCTACCTCTACTATAACCTGATCATCATTGTCAAGCCTAATTGCTCGCCTTACGCCGTCTGGTCGAGAAAGAATTAGCCTAGACTGACCATCAGATTTTCTCACTTCAAAGTCTTTAGCCAATGCAGTTACCTGGCCTGTTCCTGTATATGTACCACCCACAGAAGTATTCAATGCCATTACCCCGATTGTTACAGTTGTTGCGGTTAATCCTACTCCAACTATAAAAGAATCATCTGTCTTCAACGTGTCAGCCGCAGATCTATAAAGATTGACATCGGTACTGAATTGAATACCGAAGGCCGCAGTAGTTCTAGCAGTTCCGGTATCCAATGAAAGAGTGGCAGGCGGAACAGTACTAGAGCCGACCTGTACTCTAGCATTAGTGGTATCAACAACAACTGACGTTCCTGCGTCCGCGGCATTCCTGACTTCAACAGCCGCGGTAGCATCAGTCTGTGGTTTCAGTCTAAGATTAGTTCCAGTAGTCCATACATTAGATCCAGTACCAAGAGAAACACCACCAGAAACAGTTGCTACAGGCAATGTAAGTTTTCCTGCTGCGCTTACTTGAAGCCTATCATTTACAGCAGCACTTGACCCGACGTTAAAAAGATCAGCAGTCTGTCCAGAAAACCCTTGAAGGGTCAATGGGACAACACCAATAGCTCCACCTGCTAACTTTATCTGAGTAGTAGTTGGGAGAGTGGCTCCGCGAAGAACATTTTGTAATGCAATTATTTCGTCCCAAGCGGTATCGACATGCACAACTGTAATAAGCTGCGATGTTGCTATACCACTTGGTTTAGTTACTGTACCGCCAGGAAAGGTAGCCATCTAGTTCCTTAGTGAGTTGATACTACGTATGCTGTGGCTGTAACATTCGCCGAGGACGATAACCTAATATGCTCGGGAGCAAATGGAGATAGATCTATACAGGCCGATCCTGCTCCAGCAAACACTAACGTTAGGGCTCCACTTCCATCCTTCTTGAAGTATGGGACGAATGTGCTTGGTAATTCATTGATACCCGCAGCCCTTGGGCCAGTACCTACCTCTATACTGATTGTTGCCGCGGCTCCCACGGTTACGAACACAGCAACATTAGACATTGTGCCCGGGTGCCCAACAGCAGATCCAGTACCAACTCCGGTTGATACATTATTCCAGATTACGTCTGTCTTTCTGTCTTTCGCCATAAAAATTTTTACCTCTTATAGATTCAAGGATTAACTGTTAGCTTACTAAAAAACATTAGTGGCTAGATATAAAGCCCCTTCGCCACCCTTACCCTTATCATTCCTTTGATGAAGATAATTTTATCTGCTACCGTCCCAGGAGGAGCCCCTGGGTTAAAGGCATCAAGGGTTACATTATTTCCTTGGTTCACCAAGAAATCGATGCTGACAAATTTCGTAATAGAAATAGAAAGTGCTTGGGGCACAGTAAAAATTTTCAAAACATCTTTTTTGATATCTGATACAAAATTAGAAGCAACCGCAGATAGAATCTTAAAAGGATTCTTGAATAAAGAAATAGTTGAAGGCGCGGTAACAGACTTAACTATCTTTGGCATATTTAAGAGAGATACCGAATTAGATTCAATAACAGATAGAATCTTTTGAGGCTGATTTGAAATAGTAGCTACAGCAGATACGGTAGCAGATAGAACTATTCCACCAATAAATTTAATCGCATCTACTGTAACAGAATTTGTTATCGCAATGGAGATAACCTTAAATGGAGTCTTGAATAAAGAAACAGAGCTTCCATTAGTAATAGAAATTATATGAGAAGCTATCTTTGATAGAGTGGTTGAGTTTCCTTCTGTTACACTGAATACCTTTCCAGGAGTTTTGAATAGAGAAACAGAGTTTCCTTCTATGATAGTAGCTAATACCTTACTAGGAATCTTTACAAGAGTAACTGAATTTCCATTTGTTATTGATATAATATGAGATACGAATTTAGACAAACTTACATTATTTCCTTGAGTTATAGAAATAACTTTGAAAGGAATTTTTGTAATAGTTACGGCATTTGATACAGAAGCCGAAAGAATTTGTAGAACTATTTTAATTGAAGTTACAGTAACGGAGTTACCTTCAGTTGTAGAAAGAACCTTATTAGGCTGTTTAATAAGAGTCACCGCATTTGACTCAGTGATCGTGACAATCAATTTAAGCGGAGTCTTCAAAATAGAAACCGCATTAGCTTCAGTTATAGAAAATGACTTAAGTGGAGTCTTGAATAGAGATACGGAGCTTCCTTCTGTTATAGAAATAGATCTAAGAATCTGCTTGAATAAAGTGACGGCATTGCCCGTAGATATAGATATAATTTTATTCGCGGATTTAACAAGGCTGACTGCGTTGCCTTGAGTTATAGAGGCTACCTTGATTGGAGAGCTAAGCCTAGTTACAGCATTACCCTGAGTGATCGTAGAGATATTTTTATTAGGTCTACTAAATCTTGTTACCGCATTTCCTTGAGTTATTGCGGCCATGATCTTAGACGGGATTTTAATCAAGGTTACGGCAGGGGTATTAGTAATCCCCGTCATCACATGAGATACGAATTTAGAAAGAGAAACAGAGCTTCCTTCTGTTATAGAAATAATGTGAGTAGGTATCTTAAAAATAGACACAGCATTTCCAGCAGTAGCAGAAAGCGTTTGCAACGCAATCTTTATCGCCGAAATTGTAGCCGTCGTAGAAGAGGTCACGGTTTCTATAATCTTATTTACTTGAAAAGAATCCGTTACAGTATTAGGTGTAGCTATTGATACTACCTTGTTAACCAAAAAACTATCTGTAACTGAATTTCCCTGAGTAATAGAAGTTAATTTATTAGGTTGTAGTATATCTATTGTTAAGTTACTAACAGTAGCAGAAAGAGTTTGAGTAGCATTAGTTACCGTTACATCAGTCGAATTAGGATAACCACCATAAGGAGCTAATACAGGGAAACTAGGAAGCGGAGCAGCGCTAGAAAATCTAGTACCAAATTGGTCTTTAGAGAAATAGGTAAAGTATGCAGCAGGATATCCAGTAAACTGAGCCTCAGTTTTAGTAGAAGTTCCTCGCGGAACAAAGCTAACCGCAAGTCCAGCGTATCTATTGGAGCTAGCCAATCTTCCCTGATCGAATACTGGAGAAACGATTACCTCTTGATTGAGGAATCCCGTAGCGGAAGAAAGACGCGCAGAGTTATTGGTAGCAGATAGAATCTGCCCCATCGTTGTCCAGCCCGCTCCTGGCGGGGTCATCTGAGTGTTAGGGTTTCCCGCGGAGACATGGTAGAGGGCAGCGCCATACTGTTGACTAGGAGTAACGGTAGGCGACCTCCATTCAACCGACGTGTTAGTGGAATCCTGGAAGGCCGCAACGGAGTCAGGCTTGCCGAACTCTGCTCCATCTACAGAGAAGCAAACAAAAGACAACGTAGCCGTAGCTCCTCCAACATTAAACGTTGAAGTAGCCGGCTCGGTGCCGTTCATGTCGCGCCACCATCCCTGCATACGGACATGGCGAGGCGCGTTAAGGGCCGCAACATCAAATGGAGTCCAGAAGCCGGCGGTAGCAGGAGTAAGCTGATGAGGAAGTCCATCGCCGTTTTCGTTCACGCCAATGATGACTACCGCCTTGCGGCCTCTAACGAAAGAGGGCAAGGTGATAGCCTGCGATGCTACTGCCGCCGCATCCCCAGCCTGCTTATGCACCAACCTAATCGTAATAGGAGTGGTTGGGGTTGTCCTAAGAAAACTCTGATTCGCATTAGGGAAGAGCGGAGTAGGCCCGGTGAACCCGGGAGTTATCTGATTATCTAGATAGAGTGCATTGGGCATGGCTTATCCTTCTGGCCTAGCGGCTAAGGATTAGGCCATGGACTCAACTAAGAATTGGTTACAAGTAAGAGTGTTAGACGCGGATGATGTTCCCCACTGAGCGCCAAGAGTCAAAGCCTTAGCAGTAGTGGTGTCTACTGTTACTACTGCCTGGGCTACGTTGGATAGCGGGATTACTGAAAAGGCGGTTAGAGACGTTGCAAGATAAAGAACCCCTCCGGACATGATTGTTCCTGTAGCTCCTGTTGTTCTAACGATAGACGTAACCTCTAGCCTGAACGGCCAGGAGGTTGCTCCTGTTGTAGTTGTTGTTGCCGCGGATACGGCCAAAGGAAGGGCAGCGGTCACTCCACCGTAGTAAATTCCAAGCAAAAGAGTAGGAGTACCTGTGTTGGAGAACGTCCCTGTTGCGGTAAACCTCATAGCTGATCCTGGATATAGGTAGTTGGCCGGCAATGTAAGCTGCGGCGCGGGCGATACATCTGTAAGAGTAACGCTTGTGTTGTATGCCGCTCCTGCTCCTGCGGCGGGGGCGGTTAATAGACTTTCCCAAAATTGTCCTGGCATTTATATAATCCTTATGTGAACTGGAGATTCCAAGTAACCTGAATAGAGTCACCGTTCACAAGGTTGATTGTTGTGAAGACTCCGCGAGTAAACATATTTCCAGCGGAGGATGCGTCAAATAATCCTGACTCTTGTAAGGCTCTTGTGGCCGTGATAGAAACAGTACCAACAACTCTATAAGTATCATTAGCGACAGAAGTAGTCTGTCTAGTCGAAGTACCTGCCACTCTAGTCTCAACTTCTGTTACCAAGGCTGTCTGAGAGGCCGCTTCCGCGGTTGCTCCTGTACCTATAGCTACGAAGTTGGGCTCAGTACCGGCGGCTTTAATTCTGTTAGTTAAAATATCTCTACCAGCATTTGTCAAAAGTGGTGCCATTAATTAATCCTTAATAAATTTCTTAGTCTATTTAAATAAGAAGAGTCAGCCTTCTCTTGGAGAGCTAATAATCTAACTGCCTCTGCCTCTTCCTTTTCTCTATCGTATTCGGCAACGATCCCGTAATCTTCTACGGTACCATCGGCACGAGTAACAACTATCTCAAGTGTCGCATTCTTTAAACCCGCACTTACTTCTATTCCACCCAAAATATTTCTCCTTCTTTTCTTATAAAGTAGATTTAAGCATAAATTAAGGGAGCCATGGTAAAGACGCTCGATCACTCCAGGCTACACCGTTGATAAATTGAACCTCAGTAAGTTCATATGATCCCCCGATAGAGGTATAAGAAAATCTTCTTATAGCCCAAGCCTTTTGGGCATCGGCTACTGATTGTTTACAATATCCTAGATATCTTATTCTATTTTCTCCACCAAGGGTCACATATTCTAATTTTGATTTGAGAGTTTCATCTCTCGGTAAAAATGGAAA